TTCGGAGGTAAATTATGCCTATTGGTGGCGGCATTCTTCCGGCTTCGGGTACTAATCAGTACAACGAGTTGACCTACGTCACTCGTCGGGCATTTATCCCGAAGTTGGTCGTGCAAATCTACAACTCAACGCCCCTGATGGCGGCACTGATTGCAAACTCGCAGACTGCCTCCGGCGGTGTGTCGTCTGTATCGGTTCCAGTTCAGGGTTCCCAATTCGTGAATGCTCAGTGGTCGGACTATTCAGGTTCGTTCGCGCAGCCTTCCGTTCAGCAAGGTGCTTACCAAGCTGAATTTAACCTGAAACTACTGGTTTCTCCTGTACCGTTCCTCGGTATGGAAGGTGCCGTACAGCAAGACTACGCAATTATTCCTCTGATCGAAGCGCGTATGAACGACGCGACCAACGTGATGATGGATTCGATGGCAACCGCGCTGTACAACAACACCACAAACAACCAGCAATTCATCGGTCTGCCTGCGGCAGTGGATGATGGTACTGGCACCGCAACCTACGGTAACATCAACCGTACTACGGACACATGGTGGAAGTCGAAGCAATACGCTGCTGGCTCGGTCAACCCGACCCGTCAAAACGTACTGCAATACATTTCCGGCACCGTTAAGAATGGCGCAGAGGTTCCGACCTTTGGCGTTTGCGGCTTCGGTACTTGGACGTTGCTGGCACAGGATTATGTAGGCCAAGAAAACTACATGATCACTCCCGGCTCCGGCTTTGATGGTGATGCCAATGGCCCACAGGCTGCTTTCCGCGCCCTGATGGTTGCTGGTGTGCCAATCTATCCAGACCCGTATTGCCCGGAAGGTACTCTGTATCTGCTGAACACGAACTATCTCTCGCTCTACATTCATGAGCAGGCATCGTTCGCCTTCACTGGCTTCGAGTCCACACTTCCGAACTTCCAGATTGGCTACGTTGGTGCAGTTCTGATGATTGCAGAATTGGTAAACACCAAGCCGAAAGCCATGACGAAGATTACGGGCTACAACTCTTTGAGCCTGTAAGGAGGAAATCATGTCTCTTGCACCTAATAAAATTATTCTGGCTGGCGCTCGAAGCAACACTCCGGGCGCTTACTTCCAGACCGTTACTGTTACCGCAGTGGATTCTGGCAACGGTACTGTCATTCCGGCAGGTATCTATGTCATGTTCCCGTCCGCTAACGTCACTGTGTTGGCCTATAACGGCAGTTCCAATGCTGTCGTTATGGCATCTAACACTGGTGGTGTTGTGATCTCCGATGGTGTCAACATTTATGCCAAGAATTCTTCTGGCAATGCGACTGTGACACTGCTGGACATCAACGGTGGTCAAGCTGCTGGCGAAACCTACGCATAAGGGGGAGCTATGGACGCAAATGCAGTAGGCCGGTCGTATCCAGATTCGTTTGGCAATTACCGTTTAGCAGAGCAAACAGGCGTAAGCCTAGCTGCTACTGGTGATGTCACGACTTTGGTTGCGCAAGCGGCAACTAAATACATTGTGCGTCGGATAGTTCTGTCTAACTTCAGTGGTAATGCAAGCGGTGCCAATGTGGGTGTCTTCACCGCTGTAAGCGGTGGAGGCACTGCCATTGCAGCCGATCAAGCCTTGAGTGCCGCAACTGGCACGACTAAGTTTGATGACTTGACATTGGCTTCTGCTGCAAACACTGACGTTCAAACTGCCCGAGTGCTTTATGTTAATTGTTCGGTCAATGCCGCAGTTACTTGCGATATTGCCCTGTATGGAGATATTGTCTCGCTATGACCACGATCTTTGTTTGCAACAACAGTTCTGAGCCATTTTCTGACGGTCTGGATGGTACGGTGTACCATTTTGAGCCAAGAAAAGTGGTGGAGATTCCTGAAGTTGCAGCAAAACATATCTTTGGTTATGGCGATGACAATAAAGAGCCGTATCTTGTAAGACTTGGTTGGATGAAAATGAGCAACCAGTTTGACGAAGCAATGGAAAAACTGGCCTTATTTTCTTTTTCGAAAGAGTCTGTAAAGCCCGTCCACTTGTCAGCCCCAGTGGTGGAACGAGTAGCCGCCCCAATGCCGAAGGCAAAGGGTGCGGCGAAAGTTGCAAACCTTGATGGTTAAAAATGGCAGATACGCTTGCTGGTTACATTACGCAGACCCGGCGTTTATTGCATGACGTTAATGCGAACTTCTGGACAGATGCAGAGCTAACGGATTACATAAACGATGGGCGTAACACCCTAGTCCGAGACTCAGGGTGCAATCGCGTTTTGCAGAATCACACCGTACCGTATAACGTCGAAACCATCAACTTTGCTGACTTACCGGAAGGCAACAATACCGTTGATGTGCTGAATGTAATCCTCTACTGGGGAAATTCACGCATTCCGTTGTACTACTTGCCTTGGACTGACTTCAATGCCCAGTTGCGCTATTGGCAAAACTACACTGGGCGTCCGGTAGGGTTTTCTATGTATGGGCCTAAGAAGATTTTTATTGGCCCCAAGCCTGATCAGGCGTACCAAATGGAAATTGATACCGTTGTCTTGGTTGATCCAATGGTGACGGGCGCTGAAGTTGAAACTTTACCTACGCCATTTACTGAAGCGGTGCCGTTCTACGCCGCTTACATAGCAAAATACCAAGAGCAATCCTACGGCGAGGCTGAAATCTTCAAGCAAGAGTACACCAAGCACGTTATGGAAGCTCTGAACACCACCTTTACTCGCAGGCTGCCGACACCTTACACAGCGGGGTATTGATATGGCTGCGGCAGAGCAGAAAAAAAATTACGCCGTAGTCAAAGACTTCAAAGGTCTTAACACCAAGAACAACCGCACGGTGATTGGTGATGGCGAGTTTAGCTGGTTGGAAAACATCCAGCCCATTGGCTTCGGTAATCTAAAAACGATTCCCGGCAACCAGCAGCTTGCGAATGTTGCGTTTACTGCCAACGTATCGTTCTTGGGATCAGTCAACATCAGCAACAACGAGTATGTACTGGCGTTTCAAAATGATGGTTCTGCGCAATACGTCAATATTACGACAGGCGCTCAAGGCAACATAGCGCCAGCCAATACGTTCTCAAATGCTAACGTCATGGTGACGCAGTGGCGTAATGAACGTGCGCTGATCATTGATCCTGTCAAGGGTTACAAGACTTGGAATGGCACAAGCCTAAACTCCATTGGCAGTATCAATTCCGTCACCATTAACAACAAAGGTAGCGGCTATTTAACGTCTAACACTACGGTAACTTTTGGCGCACCAAATGAAGCCAATGGCGTTCAGGCAACTGGTACAGTGGTGGTGGTTGCCAATGCCATCTCTGAAGTCATTGTGACTGAAGCTGGCACAGGTTACACCTCTGCGCCCACCGTTACTATCTCTGGCGCTGGTGCCAATGCCAATGTAACTTGCACGATTTTGAATCAAAGCGGTTCAGATATTGCGACTTTCTCAGGCCGCACTTGGATTGCCCAAGATCGAACGGTGTACTACAGTGCCACTGACACCTATAACGATTTTGTAAACTTAACGGCTGGTTTTATTACGTTAAGTGATTCAACACTGCGAACATCAATTACCCGCATTCTTTCTGCCAACAACTTCTTGTATGTGTTTGGCGAAGACAGTATCAACGTCTTCTCTGATGTGCGGGTGGATTCAACCCTTGGCACCACGCTGTTTACCAACACCAACGTATCTGCTTCGGTAGGTTCGGCTTTAAACCATGCCATTTTTCCGTACTTCCGTTCAGTGTTGTTTATGAACGAATACGGCGTGTATGCGTTGGTGGGTGCCACTACAACCAAGATCAGCGATCCGCTAGATGGAATATTTCCATTTATTAACTTTGCCGAAGAAATTACTGGCGGTCAGTGTCTAATTAACAACATTCTATGCGCCGTATTTAACTTTAAGTTTAATGATGATGGCACGGAGCGTTGGCTACAGGCGGCATTTTTTGAACGTAAGTGGTTCTTTACTAATCAATTAACCAATTGCTACTATGTGGTGCCAGCGTTTAAGGATGGTTTTTTAAACCTGTATGGCACTGCTGGTAAAAACTTATTCCAGTTCTATGAGAATGCAACTAATGCTGTAGATATGATATTGGAAACTGCTTTGTTGCCAATGGGTGATCCCATTCGTGACAAGCAAGCGTTAAAGATTGGTATTGAAGCAACATTGGGTAATTCTCCCATTGTGTTTTTGGCTTACGTTGATTCTGAAAGTCAGCAATCGCCAGCCATTGATTTTTCTAACTCAGTTGTTTGGTTGAACAATGTTGGCGCAATCATTCAATGGAGCAACAATGCCAGCGCTATTATTGGTTGGGCTGGATTAACTAGCTCTGGCGCTGGTTACTATTTGTACAAAAAAGACGCTAAGATGTTTGGCAAGTATTTGGGCATAACATTAACAGGCAGCGTCACGCCATTTACTATTAACGGGTTCGAGTTTGAACATGAATTGAGAGCGAGGTTCTAAAATGCCAGTACCTAATATATTTGCAAATGCAACATCGACAATCCCGTTGTCGCAACTGGATGCTAACTTTGCCACAGCAATTACATTAGGTAATACGGCAATCCAGCTTGGCAACACGGTATCTACGCTGAACAACATGACGTTTGCCAACGTCACTATCAGCAGTACAGCGTCAGCTTTTCCAAACAATTACTTAGCCAATAGCAACGTAATTATTGGAAATACGACAGTATCGCTAGGATCAACCGTTACCAGTGTCGGAAACCTGACACTTACTAACGTGACGATCAGTAGCGGTAACGTCACTTGCAACATTGCAAACTCAAGTATTTCTAACACTTCCGTTGCCAATGCTGCATCCGATAGCGTCAACGTCGTTGGCTACATGGGCTTGCCGCAGAATAGCCAAAACGGTAACTACGATGTTGTGTTGGGTGATGCGGGTAAACACATCTACCATCCTGTTGGGCAGGCCGCAGCAACTTACACCTTCCCTGCAAACTCCAACGTATCGTTTACGGTTGGCACCGCAGTGACCATCATCAACGGTTCTGCAAACAATGTCACGATTTCAATGACATCAGACACGTTGACGCTGGCAAACTCAGCAAATACGGGATCACGCACTTTGGTAGCAAATGGCGTAGCAACTTGCGTGAAAATTGCTAACACTTCTTGGATCATTTCCGGGGTAGGTTTGTCATGACAGGCATCGTACAAGGCTTATTGGCAGCTTATAGCGCTGTTAGTAGCGCAGTAAGTGATGCCTATTTCAATCTCGTCACGTTGCTGCTGCCGGGTAATGGCACAAACGGCGCACAGAACAATACGTTCCTAGACTCGTCTACCAACAACTTCAGCATTACCCGCAACGGTAACGCTACGCAGGGTACGTTCTCGCCGTTTAGTCAGACTGGGTGGAGTAACTACTTTGACCAAAGCAGTCGCTTTTCGCTAGATAGGGCAGCATCTTCGTTTGGAACAAATGACTTTACGATTGAATGTTGGTGGTTAGCTAATGGTAGCCAATCAAATTATGCTGGAATAGTTGCGCAAGACTTTAATGTTACTAATGGAAGTTGGACACTTAAAGTAAGAAGCACTTCAGACCAAGTTGAGTTTTCATACATAAACAGTACGCCGCAAAACGTAACTGCATCATCTAATGTTAATGATGGCGCATGGCATCACATTGCTGTCACGCGCTCTGGAACATCATTACGAATTTATATTGATGGAACTCTTTCCACTACTGGAACTTTGCCATCTGCTTTTAGTTTTGGGTCTGGCGCAGGAAATACTGATATTGGTTATCAAGCTAGAGACAATTCATTTATTAAAGGGTATGTCAGTAATTTAAGGTTGGTAAATGGAACCGCTTTATCAACAGGCTCAACCTACACTGTATCAACCACGCCGCTTACTGCAGTTACCAATACGTCATTGCTGACCTGCCAGAGCAACCGCTTCATTGACAACAGCAGTAATGCGTATGCAATTACTGTTGCTGCTGGCGCACCATCCGTCCAAGCCTTCAGCCCGTTCGCGCCTACTGCTGCGTATAGCGCGGCTACTGTAGGGGGTAGTGGGTACTTTGATGGTACGGGGGATTATCTAGCAAGCGCGACAGACGCGGCGCTTGTAATCGGTTCAGGAGAGTTTGCAATTGAGTGGTGGGAATACAGAACCGCATTGGGGAACGTAGATACCTCGATTGTGTTGGGTAACGGCACTTACGGCGCACTCATTGGTTATTACGATAGTGGAGCAGTTAGATTTTTGCTTTCGACAACAGGAAGTAGTTGGAACATATTTAACAATGCACCTACATTAAGCACGCTTGCAGCTAATCAATGGACGCATTTTGTTGTAACTCGCCAATCAACTGGCGCGGGTACAAGTACGTTTAGGGTGTTTGTTAATGGAAAATTAGAGATCATTAACACAAGCGGGGGCAGCGGAACTGTTTATCAACCGACAAATCAAATTTTTGTGTCCGGTGGAATAACAGGAAGTTCTGCGCCAATTGAAGGGTATATGTCGAACGTGCGCGTTTCGATAGGCGCTATCCCGACTGACTACCAAACATCTAGCACAACGGTTAGCGCAACGACAGTTATATTCACCCCACCTACTGCGCCTGTTACCACGACATCGCAAGGCGCAACATCTGGCAATGTAGAATATCTCCTCAACTTCACCAACGCTGGCATCACAGACGCTACAGCAAAAAACGCCCTTGAAACTGTAGGTAACGCGCAGATAAGCACGACGCAGAGTAAGTTTGGTGGGTCGAGTATGTACTTCGATGGGAATGGAGATAATTTATCTTCTCCAACAAGCCCAAATCTTGATATGGGGACAGGAAATTTTACAGTTGAAGCATGGGTATATGTATCCTCAAGAACTTTGAATTTTCCGCTAATTGTTGGTAATAACAACGGGTCATATTCTGCTGGTGCTATTGCTTTAACAAATAGTAATAACGATAGTGCATCTTATTTTGATAAATTTGTATTAAGCGTATTTGACATCGCAACACCGACGCTTGTTGCTTCGTCTACAAACTCATTAAATACTTGGTATCACTTGGCTATTGTAAGAAATGGAACAACCTTGACTATGTATAGAGATGGGGTATCAGTTGCATCTACGACAATTTCGTCGTCGGCTGTGTTTAATTGGGGCAAAAGTGGTTTGCGTGTTGGTGGTGGCAACTGGGATGCAGCACAATCATATTTTAATGGATACATTGATGACCTACGCATCACCAAAGGCTACGCAAGATACACCGCCAACTTTACGCCACCGACATCGGCTTTCGCTCTGCAATAAGGACTGACCATGCTCTACTCTAAAAACGGTTCAATACCAAAGCCAGAGACAGACGGCACAGACGGTTGGATTGAAGTTCCTGATGAACCTGTTGCGCCTGAAGGCAAAGAGGTTGTCTGGTGGTATCCACCGGGATGGGTGATTCGTGACCCAAAACCTGCTGACGAGGACGGCTACAAGTGGAGCTGGTCACAGTCTAATGTGGAGTGGGTCAAGTACGCACTGCCGGAGACTGTAGTTGAGGTTGCGCCAATAGTTTCTGCTGATATTAGCTCACTAAGCAGTGGCGACATTTCGGCGCTAACAACGTCACAAATTTCTGCTTTGTAAGGGGCGGCTATGGGATTAAATGCTTTTCAGAAGATGGGGAATACGGTTGTTTTTACAGCCGACACAACAGCCCCAACGCCAGTTCAGGCAACTTCTTCGCCTAACAACGGCAATCAATATCGTGTTATCAATACGGGAAGCGTCACGGTCTTTTTAGGGTATGGCAATGATGCTGCAAATGCTTCGGCCGCTGCGGCAATTGTCACAACTACTGGCCCTGCTTTCCCTATTTTGCCAAGCACGGATGAGATTTTGACGTTTGTGCCAAACGCTTATTTTACTGGCATAACAAGCAGTGGCTCTGCCACTATTTACATTACTCCGGGCGACGGCCTGTAAGGAGTCATCATGCTAAAGGTAGCTGGCGGTATAGGGGGTGGAGGTAATGCGTCAGGCACAGTAACCCAAGTTGATACGGGTACTGGACTGACCGGTGGCCCGATTACGACCAGCGGAACGATTCGCCTTGCAAACACGACAGTGACTGCCGGAACTTACGGTAGCAATGTTGTTGTTCCGCAAATTGTTATTGATGCTCAAGGTCGCATTACTTCTGCAAGCAACGTCACGATTGACGTTAGTGGTTCTGGCACAGTAACTCAGGTCAACACCGGAACTGGTTTGACTGGTGGGCCGGTTACATCAAGCGGCACTATTAGCATAGCTAACACAACTGTTACCGCAGCGTCTTATGGCTCTGCCAATACTGTAGCTACGTTTACTGTTAATCAGCAAGGCCAACTAACGGCGGCTGGTAATGCTGCAATCAACATTGCAGTAGCCAATGTTTCTGGTGCGGTTGCAAACACAGTCAATGTATTAGCCTCCGGTTTATTGTCGGGTGGTGGCGCTCTAACAGGAAACGTCACTATCTCATTGGCTGATGTTCCAATTGCTAATGTGACGGGCGGCGTTGCAAACACCGTCAGCGTATTGGCTGGCACGGGATTATCGGGTGGTGGGAACCTGTCCAGCAACGTAACGCTGGCATTAGCAAATACAGCGGTAGCTGCTGGCAACTACGGCACGGCTTCCTCGGTAGGACAGTTTACGGTTGACGCTCAAGGCAGAATGACAAGTGCTGCTAACGTCGCCATTGATATTGCTGTTGCCAATGTGTCAGGAGCCGTAGCAAATACAACAACGATTACCGCTGGCACTGGACTTACTGGCGGTGGGAATCTGGCAAGTAACGTCACTATTAGTCTTGCCAATACGACAGCAAATGCAGGAACCTATGGTAGCAATACAGAGGTAGCGCAGATTACGATTGACGCGCAAGGTCGAATTACTGCGGTATCAAATGTAACAATTACGGGTGGTGGCGGCGGTAATGTAAGCGCAAACACCGCTTATGCCTATGCTTGGTTCATAAGTTAAGAGGTCATCATGTTAGTTCTCGACGCAACGACAAAATCTATTGTGGTAGCCATGTCTGGGTCTGCGGCTACGACCAGCCCTGACTTTACTTCGGCTTATGCTGATAACACCGGCACCGTGTTTACGGAAGGCGCAAATGATGGCGCTTTAAACGGAACAAATAGTGTGACGCTGGTTGCGGCACCAGCGGCTTCTACTCGACGAACGGTTAAGTCGATTACGATTGAGAACAAAGACACGGCAAATGTCACGCTGACGATTAGCTACAACAACAACAGCACGCTAAGAACAATTGCCAAAGTAACTTTGCAGGTTGGCGATACTTGGACAACTAGCGGTACGTTTGATACGAATGGCAATTTGAAATCAACCATTGGCGCTGGCACAATGGCGTTTCAAAATGCTAATAATGTGGCAATTACGGGTGGCACAATTGACGGTGTTACTTACAGTAATTCAAACATTTCGGCTTCAACGTCTGTAAGCGCAACATTTGCAACATCCAGCCTTCCGTTAGTGCCGGAAGGGTATATCACTATCAAAATCAATGGATCAGATAAAAAAATCCCTTATTACGGAGTCTGAAAGTGGAGCCTCAGTTCCTTATCAACATTCTTTTTGCGACCGCAGGAGCCGCTTTTGGGTGGATACTGAACAGTATCTCGCGCTCAATCGTGAGGATCGAGGACAGAATGGCAGAGATGCCAATGATGTATGTCAATCGAGATGACTATCGGGCTGACATCCATGAGATTAAGGGAATGCTTGGCAAAATCTTTGACCGTTTGGATCAAAAGGCCGATAGATGAGCCTGAACATGGATGCTCTGGCGACTCCGATCTTCGGAGAGCCGGACAGCCTCCGCGACTTCCTATTTGAAAACGGCATCCAACACCAAGTCTTTTGGGAAAGACTGACTGACGCTGGCTTCTATGTGCCACGCTATCCCATCATTGACGCAGACCCGCAAGAGC